CATCAGCAACATGGTGAAAAGAAATGCTTTTGTGGTAAGTTCGCATGTATCGGTTTTAATTATAGATATGGTATGTTAGAACTACTATGTTTTAAACATTATGAAGAAAGGATAAACCAATGCCACAAGGAAAAGGAACATACGGAAGTAAAAGAGGTAGACCGCCAAAGAAGTCTACTATGAAGAAGAAAAAGAAAAAGAAATAATGGCTACTTATAGAGGTCGTCAAGTTAAGCTGAATAAACCATTTAGAACCCCAAGCAAATCAAAGAAGTTTGGTGTTTATGTAAAGAATAAAGCAACTGGCAATGTTAAAGTTGTTAGATTTGGCGACCCTAACCTATCTATAAAGAAGAATATCCCTGCAAGACAGAGAAGTTTCATGGCTAGATTTAGACCCATACTAGCCAAAGTAAAAGGTCAAAAAAACCTATCACCTGCCTATTGGGCAGTACAATCATGGAAAAAAGGTTTTAAAATTTAGTTGACATTCTTATAAAATTATTATAATTTACTTATAATTAAACAGGAGAAATAAAATGACAATCAAAGTAGAAAATAAAGCCGAAAACCTAGAACAAGGAATTATTAATTTAATAGATTCTGCCGCATTAGATTATATGAACTGGTCTAGAAATATTAATTATCAATTAGCTCATAATAACACTAAACTTGATAGCCAAGTTGAAACATTTAAAAATAATTTTGAGGTAAACAAAGGTAAGAAATACATTAAGGTTATAAATAAGGGTGTATTTTGTTTTATTGTGACTAATGACTTTGAAAAAAATGGAAGAAAATTTAAAAAGGGTGATATTTTAAAAGCCGCAAGTTGGGCAACACCTGCTTTAAACCAAGCTAGAGGAAATGTTTTAACAGGAAACTATCCGATAGAATGGACAGGCCCTCAATATTTAATATAAAATTTCAAGCAAAGGAGTGGGCATAAGCCCACTTCTTGCACCCTCAAGATTTCCAATATATAAACTACTAAATGGCAAAACAAGAAATCCTTAATAAATTAATTGATAGTCACGAAGAAAGAGTTATTGGCGTACTTAAAAAACTTGAAGATGACATTATTGCTGACTTAACAAAGTCAACCGCAGGTGGTGAAAAGCTAACCACCCAACTAGCAGTCCAACTTAGACCCAACCTAAAAAGATTAATTGAAGAAAACTATTTATCAGAAGTAGATAATATTATCCGTAGTGAATATGATGAAGTTATAAAAGAATATCAGAAGTTTATTAAACCACTACCTATCCCTGCAAGATTTAAGTCATTAACAAAACCTAATCTGGAAGTAATTAACCAACTAAAGTTTTTATCTTTTAGTGGGTTTGAAGATATTGCAAACACCTATCTAGACACATTAGCTAACGAAGTTTATCAGTCAGCTATTGTAGGCAAAGACTTTAGAGATATGGTGAAAAATATTAGAGCAAAAATAAATGGTGTTTACCAAAGAAGTGATGAAACAGAAATCAATCGCCTTGTAGATTTCATAGACAAAAATAGATACTCCAATAATCCAAGTATCAAAGCACAAGTGACTACTGCTAAAGAAACACTACAGTCTAAATATGCCGCTGATATCTATGGAGATAATATGCGAAGATACGCAAGTCAAATGGCACATGATAGTTTAATGCAGTTTGACGGACAGTTTACTAAGTACAAAGCTAATGAAGCAGGGATTACATCTTACAAATACACAGGCACAAATATTATTACTACTAGACCCTTTTGTAGAGCCAACCTTAATAAAGTCTTTACAGAGCAAGAAGCCATAAATACTTGGGGTTCTACTAGATGGGCAGGAAAGTCAGGAACAGACCCATTTATCAATAGAGGCGGATATAGATGTCGCCATTCCTTTATCCCATACGACCCTGAATGGGAAAATTTGATTGAAGAATAGAATTTTTTTATATATCTCTTAATTAAATAACTAATAAAGGAGTTATAATCATGTCTGACGAGAATAAAACGGAACAGGTAGAAGCAACAACAACAGAAAATGTAGAAGTTAAACAAGAACAACCAGTAGAACAACCTCAATCAAAACAAGTTGATATTGACAAGGTAGTCAAGGACAGACTTTATCGTCAAGAACAGAAAATCCTTAATGAACTAGGAGTAGGTTCATTAGATGATGTAAAAGCGGCTATAGACGAAAGAAGAAAAGCTGAAGAAGAAAAACAACTTGAACGAGGTAAGTTTGATGAAGTTATCAAAAAGAAAACTCAAGAATATAATGATAAACTTACAAAGCTAGAAGCAGAACTTAGAGATGAAAGAGTTGATAAGCAATTAATCAATGCCGCTTCTAAGCATAAAGCCATCAATCCAGAACAAATCAAATCTCTATTAAAGAATAATGTTCATCTTAATAAAGATGGCAAAGTAGAAGTTGTTGATAATTCTGGAACTCCAAGATATAACAAGGATGGTGACTTATTGACTGTTGATGAGGCAGTACAAGAGTTTTTAACGCAGAACGCACACTTTCAAAGCGCAACTCCGTCAGGAAGTGGAAGTGTAGCCAATGTGGGTCAGTCAAATACGAATAAGACTATAAATATTTCGGACTTAAATATGAAAGACCCTGCTGATAGAAAAGAATACGCAGAGTATCGTAAATCTAGAGACAGTGTCACACATATTAAATTAAATAAATAAACGAAAGGTAAATAACAATGGCAAACGAAAGCACAAGTACAACTCTTAGTGAATTGTACACAGAAATCGTTGCAGAAGCTGAGTTCGTAATTCAAGAGCAATCTATAATGAAGAACTTGGTAAAAAACTACACTATCGCAGGTGGTGGTAAATCAGTAGAAGTACCGATTTATTCAGCAGTAGCGGCGGCGGCAGTGGCAGAAGCAACAGATTTATCAAATACCGCTATTAATCCTTCAAGTATTACTATTACGGCTTCAGAGGTAGGCGTTATGACTACGCTTACGGATTTGGCTCGAAACTCCGCACCAAGAAATGTAGCGGCAGATATCGGTAGATTATTCGGTGAAGGTATTGCAAAGAAAATAGACCAAGACTTAATCGCATTATTTGATGGTTTCTCAGTCACTTTAGGTGACGGAACTGGAGCGATTGCGGCTTCTTCTATCTTCAATGCGGCATCAACTCTAAGAGCGGCAGGACTGCCACTTAATGAGTGTTATGCAGTATTACACCCTAAGATTGCTTATGACTTAAAAGCAAACTTAACAAACACATTTGCAAATCCAAATGCAGGTGATTTACAAAACGAAGCACTACGCTCTGGTTTTGTTGGTCAAATTGCAGGTATTACAGTATTTGAAACTTCAAATATGGATAACACAGGTACAGCAGGTGATTACAAAGGTGCAGTATTCCATAAGGATGCATTAGCAATCGCAATGATGCAAGACATCAAAATTGAAACTCAGCGAGATGCTAGCCTTCGTGCAGATGAGGTGGTCGCATCCGCAGTTTACGGAGTTGGAGAATTGCATAATGATTATGGTGTAGAAATGCACTTTGATTCATCAATCCAGTAGTATATGCTTATGGGTGGGGATATACTCCCCACCTATTACAAAGGAATTATTATGGCTGAATTAGTAAAATTAAAAAAAGGTGACAAGATAATCACCAGAACAAAATTTGATTATGAAAAAAATTTAATACATTGGAAACTTAGAGGATTTGATTTAGTAGATAATAAACCTGCTGAGAAACCAAAGAAAACTAGGAAGAAGAAAGAAGATTAATGGCGGCAACATCAGTATTCTCAGTAGTTAGTGCAAACATGGCAGACTATCAACCAGATATTCTAGATTATGGTATTACTGATTTTGATACACAATTACAGTTTGCAGAAGATGATGTCATTAGACAAATAAGAGCAGAATGGTGGGAAAGATACCGCCATACAGTACGCTATAAAGATATTACTAAAGTCACTACACTAGAATTAGATAATTCTAAATTAACACCTGCACAATTTAAAAGAGCCACTATTTATAAAGCTTTAGCCGAATATGTTTATCCTCAACTTACTAAATGGAAAGACCCACAAGGTGGTGACGGACAAGATGCTTTCCAAGTACAAATGGCACATTACAGAGCAAGATATGCAGAGGAATTTCAAGAAATTTTAAAAGACGGAATTGAGTATGATGAGGATGGTGATGATACAGTCACCGCTAGTGAAAAAGAACCTATACACCATAATAGATTAGTTCGTTAATGGTTGCGAATGTTCGCATTAAGGACAACTCTGTTCAAGTAAGAAAATCACTTTTAAGATTATCTAAAAAAGTACCTCAGATTGTTAAAAAGGCATTATCTAATGCAGTAGCTTTTCAAGTTGCATCAATCAAAAAAAGAACAACTGAAAAGGGTGTAGATTTTAGAGGCAGAGCATTTAAGCCATATTCTACAAAGTATAAAAGAAGATTAGTTAAAGAATCTGGTGTTGTAGATTTGAAAGATACAGGGCAAATGTTTAGTTCTTTATCTAGTAAAGTGACACCAAGTAAAGGTGAATTATTTTTCCTAAGAAAAACTGAGAATGACAAAGCATTTTTCCATGATGTTGTTGGTGTTGGAAAAAGTAGAGTTATCCGACCCTTTTTTAGAATAAGTAAAAAAGAAGAAACAAATATTGAAAAGATATTCTTTAATGTGTTAGAAAGAGAACTTAGATTATGAGTATTAGAGAAGATATAGCGGCAAATATTATTACTGTATTAGATGCAGTCACTTCACCTATTGAATTAGTTAAGATAACTCGTGAGCCATTTTTACCAGAAGAATTAGCCGATACACAGTTTCCTGCAATATATATTTCCACAGGTGACGAGGTACGAGAGGACTATACTCTTGGTGATACTGCGGCAGGAAAAAGAAGTGGCACAATAGATTATGTTTTAGTGGGTTATGTCAAAGGCACAGACACCAACCTAGATACTAAACGCAATCAGCTTATAGAGGTTATAGAAGAAACACTTGATACAGATAGAACTAGAGGTGGTAATTCTCTTAATAGTCAAATAGTAGAAGTTAGTTCAGATGAAGGTACATTATATCCTTTGGGTGGAATAAGAATTGTGGTAAGAGTATTTTATGAATTTGTACGAGGTACAGCATAATGGCTAAAAGAGTAAAGCTATACAAAGATGGCAATTCCATAGAAGTATGGGATAATAATATAGACAAGTTTCTTGCTAATGGTTATAAACTAGAAGCAGAAAAAAAACCTTCTAAGAAGAAGGTTAAAACAACAAACGAAGGAGATAACGAATGGCAACACACGTCGGAACAAGCGGAGTCGTAAAAATTGGCTCAGATACAGTTGCGGAAGTAATTGGATTCAATTTAGACGAAACTAACGATACTGTTGAGGACACATCATTAACTGATACTGCAAAAAGCTATATCGCACTAAGAAAAGATGCCACTGGTACTATTGAATGCCATTGGGATGAAACAGATTCATCAGGTCAAGAAAGTCTTGATGTTGGTGCTTCTGTCACATTAAATCTTTACCCTGAAGGTGCAGATGCAGGTGATGCTTATTATACTGGAACTGCTTTAGTGACAGGTGCATCAGTAGCAGTGACAATGGATGGTGTAATCAGTAGAACATTTAATGTTCAATTTACTGGTGGCGTAACTCATACATCAGTCTAATCTATATGCCCAAAAAAGATTATCTTGAAGGTGCTATCAATCACTTTAAGCACCAAGAGATTAAAATTATTGAAGTAGAAGAATGGGGATTAACAGGCGAAGATGCCATTTATGTTAAACCATTTACACTTTTAGAAAAAGCAGAAATCTTTAAAGGCTCTAATGATAATGACTTAACTGTCTTAATTGATGTCATTGTAAAAAAGGCACAAACCAAAGATGGTGAGTTAATGTTTGATTTAGAAAGTAAGATTAGGATGAAGAAGTTTGTTGACCCAGATATTATCGCTAGAGTTTCTAGTGAAATATTAAATCCTTCAACTGATGATACTAAAACCCTAAAAAAAAACTAAATTCTGATTCAGATTTTAGATTTCATTTTTTCTTAGCAGAAAAGCTACATAAAACTATTGGGGAGATTTTACAAATCCCAGTAGATGAATATAATATGTGGGTAGCTTATTATAATCTCAAACATGAAGAAGAACAAAAAGCATTGAATAAACAGAAGATGCAAGGTAAAAGAAGATAATGACTAAAAAATTACTGATTGACATTATCGCTAAAGATAAAACCAAACAGGCATTAAATGGTGTTCAAAAAAATCTTGGAAATGTAAAAAGGTCGGTTTTTAGCTTAAAAGGTGCATTGGTTGGTCTTGGTGCAGGTGCGATTGTTAAATCATTTGTTGATGTAGGTAAGGAAGTTGAAAGCCTACAAGTTCGTTTTAAATTCTTATTTGGTTCAGCAGAAGAAGGCAAAGTTGCATTTGATAATCTTTCAAAATTTGCAGGTAGAGTACCATTTTCATTAGAGGCTATATCTAAGGCATCAGGCAATCTAGCGGTTGTAGCTGATGATGCTAATGACCTTAATAGAATATTAGAGATAACAGGTAATGTGGCAGCAGTCACAGGATTAGATTTTGAAACAACATCAAGCCAAATTCAAAGAGCATTCTCAGGTGGTATTGGTGCTGCTGATTTATTTAGAGAAAGAGGTGTTAGAGCCTTATTAGGATTTAAAAATGGTGCAAAAGTCACTGCTGAAGAAACTGTAGCAAGGTTTGAAGAATTATTTGCAGGTGATGGACAATTTGCTAATGCTACAAAAGATTTAGCACAAACACTTGAAGGTACTATCTCAATGATTGGAGATAAGTATTTTAACTTTCAGAAAGATGTAGCATCAGGCTTTTTTGATGAATTAAAAAATGAGTTTGGTGATTTGAATGTTTTTTTAGAAAAGAATAAACAACAAATTAAAGACATAGCAACTGCTATTGGGCAAAACTTTGCAGGAGCGATTAGTACAGCATCAAATACAATTAAAAATATAGCACCTGCTGTTAAAACCATTTCTAATGCTTTAGGTAGTACAATTACAGGATTCGCAGGTTTACCTGATTTTGTAAAAAGTGTTGGTCTTGTTGGTGCATTACTATTTGGGAGAAAAGGTGCAGTTGCATTAGCAGGTGTTTCTTTTTTATTTGATAAAGTCACAGATTTTATAGACCAAGTAAAAAATGAAAAAGGTATGGAAGAACTTTTATCTTTACCAGATAATGAATTAAAGAAATCTATAACTTCCCTTAATCAAATTGATGAATTAATAGAATTTATTTCACCAAAAACAATAAAATTAGCTAGGACAACACATACAGCTACAAGTGAATATGCACACCAAATACCCGTTTTAGAAAAATTAAGAAATGAATTTATTTTAGCATCTTCTCACGCAGAAGGTTATGCAAAAATGCAATCTATGCTTGGTGACCTTACAAAAGAAACCAATAAAGAACAAGAAAAACAGAAAACGACACTTGGACATTTTAGATTTGAATTGGATAAATTTAATGAAACATATAGGACAACAAATGAAGTTCAAAAAGAAGCAAGTAAATCATTAGGACATTTCCAATTTGAAATGGATAAATTTAACGAAAAATTTAGAAATAATACAGATGAACAGTTATCTAGTTTGCAAAGATTTAAAAGTGGATTTCAAGATGCTATGAATGAAAGTACATTTGATAGTTTTGAAAAAGCAGGAAAGACTGCATTTGCAAGTTTAACTAAGACATTAAGTGATTTTGTCATTACAGGAAAACTTGACTTAAAGGGATTTGGTGATGCAGTAAAAAGAGCATTAGTAGAAGCATTAATAGGTGAAGCAGTGACTGCCGCTATTGGTAAAGCTAAATCATTATTCCAAATGAAGGCTATAAAAACCGCATTAATAAATACATACGAAGCAGGAACTAAAGCATTAGCACAAGGTGGAGTTTTAGGGCCATTCCTAGCGGCAGGTGTTATAGCAACAGGTATTGGGATGGTTAATAAAATAAAAGGATTTGAAAAAGGCGGTAGACCTCCAGTTGGTCGTCCTTCAATGGTTGGTGAGGCAGGGCCTGAACTTTTCATCCCCCAACAAGCAGGAACAATAGTACCCAATAATAAACTAGGTGGAATGGGTGCAACAACAGTAAATTTAAATGTATATGCTAATGACACAGAAGGATTTGATAATTTATTAGTTAAACGTAGAAGTGTTATTGTTAATGTGATAAATGATGCTTTAAATAGTCAAGGAAAAGAGGCGTTAGTTTAATGAGTGGCACTTATCCAACATCACCAGAATTTAAATCAATAGGTTTTACATCTACTACTGACAGTGGTAAGATGTTTGCAGTTCAAATAGACGGACAAAGATTTAAGTTTAGTGCAACCTATCCCCCAATGACTAGAGCCACATTTGCTCCTGTAATAGCCTTTATAATGAAACAAAGAAGTCAGAAAGAAACATTCCAGATTGCTTTACCAGATTTAAAAAATGCAAAAGGTAATGTATCTGGAACAGTATTAGTGAATGGTGCACATACCGCAGGTGATACTACAATAACAGTAGATGCTATGACAGGAACAATTAAAGCAGGGGATTTTGTTAAGTTTGGTGGTGACACAAAAGTTTATATGATTGTAACTGATGCAACTGCTGATGGTTCTAATGAAGCAACACTTACAATAGAGCCACCATTAAGAAGTGCTTTAGCAGATGATGCTTCTGTGACTTATGATGGTGTAGAATTTACAGTTAGACTAACTAATGACATTCAGCAATTTAATA